CTGAGGGTCGCCAGAGTGGAGACATTAGTTGTAACTAACAACTATCTATGCTTGCTACTAGCAACTACCTATATATCATGATTATATAATGCCTTATTACACATGACAATGACCTCAAACCCTTGGGGCACTAGGGATACAGAGACTTAGGTCAAGTTCCTATAATGCTAACTATGTCAACTAGATAAAGGATAAGTGATGATAAGGCCAGGGGGTACCACCTTCCATTCCCAGATGATGGAAACTGCGTCAATAAGCCCGACGATTATTTTCACAATTTTCACAGCCTCTTACATCGGCCCCTCGATTGACTTACACAAGCACTGATGATATTACCGTGCAAAGATAGATAGTACATATACATAGGTATCTTTGCACGCTTTTGATTAAAATAAGTGCCCTTAGCCCATGTGTTAGTAAGGGGGAGGGCACTTCTTGTCGCGTTGGTTTTTCTGGGTAAAAAGGGGCTGTTTTGGGCAAGAAAACCAACTAAAAGGCAGGTGCAAAATGAGCGATAAGATAATTAAGAAGACCCAATATATTAACATGGAGACCGGGGTTGTAGAGAAGGAGAACACTCAATATATAGCCGCTGCTTTCCATGAGGAGAAGGGTTATCTGTTTTGGGCAAGGAAAAATTTTGCCAAGTCCTTTATTGATGTGGAGTTTCCCGCAGCCATGACGATGAAGGAACGCGGGCAGATGGCAACGCTTGCAAAGTATATGTGGTCTAATACCAACATGCTAGGGTATCGGGGTAGTGGCGGGGTGAAACCTTATAATGAAGAACGGATAGGGAATCTCATAGGGTTGAAAGCATACCAGGCCAAAGACTTTATGCGGAACATGATCGGATGCGGCATGATTGCGAAGGTAATAGTTACGATAGAAGACGAGAAGACAACACAATATTACATTAATCCTATTTATTTCTTTGGCTCAAACCGTATCTCATTAAACCTGTATTTGATCTTTAGGACACAACTTGATGAGGTTCTTCCGCTGTGGGTCCTGGAGAAGTACGCCGCAGTTAAGGGAGCTGGCTAAACCATGAGTGCCAAGCTACATTATAGATGGAGAGACAGTTGGATCAATCTTTGCGGCGATGGAAGATACAGCAAGGAAATGGTCAAGGGCAGCGTCAAGAAGGAAATGCAGCGTGATACAAGGCTACGACTGAAGAGGGAACTAAGGGAAGTGATCTTATCCGAGCAATAGAATCCACCACGGAAGAGGAACAGGACAGACAACTCCTATATGAAGCAATCTATAAACAGTCTATAGCCAACGGTGCCAGCCCAGGGCAGGCGGTAAAGTCTACGGAGGCTCTAATTCTGAAGCATGTTGATAACCTCTTCGGTTTTCAGGGTCTGGCGCATTCGATAGGGTCGCTCTCTATCCCATACTTTTGTCAATACTTCCTACAGGACACATTTGTACCTAAGCCTGACAACACGGAGCGAGAACTTGCGCCTATCCACTTAGAGATGTGGGATGAACTTGATAAGATGTTTCTGCAGGATGAATACGACAAAATTGAGGTTGCCTGGCCAAGGGGTTGCGCTAAAACCACGGTCCTGGATTTTGCTCTGACTGTCTGGCTGCACTGCTATAAAAAAAGTAAATATACATTAGTTGCCGGTAAAACCGAGTCTGACAGCGTGGCTTTTATTGCTCAGGCAAGGCAAGCTTTTGAGGAAAACCAATACATCCTCGCTGGTTTTGGTAAGTTGATTAAAGCACAAGACTACACCGTCAACAAGTTGGAGTTGGAGCTGGTCAACAAGACAAAGATAGAAGCGATTAGCTCCACAACCAGCATGCGAGGCAAAAAGTATGCTGGCACCCGACCGGCGGCAATTATCGCCGATGACTACCAAGGCCGGAATGATGTTGTCACTCAGGAGGCCAGGGACAAGAAGTACAATACGTGGGTTGAGGATTCTGGTTACGCTGGGGACAAGGCAGTATTCCGGGATGGCGTAAAGATAAAACCGGCGACAAAGTTTATCGTTTTAGGCACCGTTTTACATAGGGACTGTTTTATGTCTCGGCTGCTAAAGCATAGGGATTACCAGCACATTTTTAAGCGTGCGGTTGATTTTGATGTCGACGAATATTTCCATGAGGGATTATGGGAAGAGTTCTCTAAAATATACTTTGACGACAAACTGAAAGATTCCGTGTCAGAGGCAAAGGAGTTTTATTATCAACATGAAGATGAGATGCAGTATACAACCATCTGGCCTGACAAGTACGATTGTTTAGATTTGGCCTGCGACTTCTACAATAATGGCATCGCCTTTAAACAAGAGATGTTAAACGACGCTTCCAGGATCGGGGAAAAATGGTTTAAGAGTATGCGTACGCAACCAGCAGAGGAAATTGAGGAACACACCTTTGAAAAAACCATTCTTGTTTGTGACCCTGCGAGCACCATCAGCATTAAATCGGATTATACCGCCATGTGCGTTGGTTCTATTGCTGATAACGGTTTTGCCTATATACGGAAGGGCATTATCAATAAACTCAGTTTTGATGACTTCTGCACCAACGTAGTGCGCCTGCTAGTGAGGTACCCGGATATTTCCCACTGCTCAATAGAAAAGAACCTGTATTCTGGAGCCGATGTATTAAAAATTAAAGAACTAATAGTGAAGGAACCGGAACTGAAACACAGGGATATTGAGTTCATCAATAAGATGGCTCATGTCAATAAGGATGAGAAGATAAGCACTATCATCCAGGGGGTAAATACTGGCCAGGTGATTTTCAACGAGGATGATACACAGGCTAATAAGCAGATAATGGACTTCTGTGGTCAGTTGTTCAGCGAGCATGACGATTTTCCAGATGTTGTCAGCCAGATGATGAATGATATAAAAGAAATAGAAGTAGTTTACCGGATTGAATTTATGGACCGAAAATTGTTGTTTAAGAGGTGATTACCGTTTTTGATGTAGATGCTAATAAAGAGATCTTAGTGAAAGTCTTTAGTAATTTTCAGAGGCAGTACCACATAAATGTCAAAATGTACCTATATTATCTAGGAATAACGGACACCAACAGGCAGGGCCTAAACGTATCATCCAATGGCTCTTATGACGATATCTACGTAAATGAGTACGGTTTGGATGCGGAAGGAGCGGGGAACTACTCATATGTAAACGACCGCTATGATAAAAGGATTAATACAAATTTTATTAAGAAGTTTTTGCGTGAAGAGGTTTCATACAGTGTAGGCAACGACATCACCTACACAAGCCACAAGGGCGACGATAAGATTATCGAACTGTTGCGAGTGTCCACGGCACACTGGAAAACCGATCACGATGCGAATCTATGCAAAAACATGCTTATCTACAGTACCGCCTATGAGCTTTATTACATTGACAAGGATGCTCAGTTTTGCAGCCGAGTAATCAGCCCAAGACATGGCATTGCCTATGTTGATCCCTTCGATAACGTAATATTTTTTCTACATATTTTCAGGCGGCCATACGACACCAAGATGTATGTAGATATCTATACCGACAGTGAAATTATCCACTGCGATGAGGTATTTAACGAGATCGGCAGAACCGCTCACCCGTTTGGCTGTGTCCCGGTGGGCATTGCCACAGCGAGCGAAGAGGGCTGGCTCGATAGTCTATACAAGGACATTAAAACCCTCCAGGATGCGTACGAAACGAATCTTAGTGACATCAGTTCAGAGATAACCGAGTTTCGTAATGCCTATTTAATCCTGAATAACCTGGATGTACAGGATAGCGACCTTGCAACCATGAAAAAACAAGGCATTATGAAAACTAAAGGCAGAGACGGATCTGCATCTTGGCTTATCAAGGCGATCAATGACACCTTCATCCAAAACACCCTGACAACCCTTGAGGATAAGATGTTCCAGATCGCTTGTCACATCAATAGTAACGAAAAAATGTCTGCTAACACCTCAAGCCTGGCATTGCGGGCCCGTTTAATTAGTTTGGAAGAGAAATGCAAGTTAAACCAAAAGGCTCTGGCAAACTGCG